TCTTTTGTAAATACACGACAATACTCCATACCTTGTTGAGAACCATCAGTATTATCTTTGTATGATAACACCATAGAACCTTTTGTCATTTCTTTGTAACCATCATTAAAAACTTTACTCACTTGATTCATTGCGTTACCAACGTGTTTTAATCTATTAATTCCTGACACGTTATCCGCAGAATCAATTAATCTTTGAGTATTATCTAATATCGAATTCTCTTTAAAGTCAATCGCTGATGATTCGGCTTTTTGAAAGTTACTTGATATCTCATTGAATTGTTCGTCTTTTGAACCTGAACCTCCACCCGGTGTCGCTTTGAATCCGGCATTTGATTTGTATTTTGGGGAAACCCAAACTAAACCACCATCAATACCACCACCATCAGTTAATGATTTACCCGCCAATCCAAAATTTAAATCATTTTGGTTACCTTCAAACAATATACCTAACTCTGACGGTCCATAAACAGGACTTTCAACTTGTTCACCATATGGATTAACAGGTATTGCTTCAGAGGGTGATGTTATAGTACTTGGTTCTGAATTAACACTACCAACATAATAACCACCTGATAATGTGCCATTATCATTAATTAAACTCGCAGCTAAATTAACTATTGCTTGTGCAACACCTAATATACCACCAAAGTCTTTTTTATAACCCGGTTGATATCTATTTAAATCAATATTGTTAAACAATACAGACCTTTGACCGTTACCTGTGTTCGCTAAAAATATTTGTGAAGGATTTCTCTTCACATTTAATATTGGACCTAAAAACCCTCCCGTTAATTGATTTACAACATTTAACGCATTTGAGGTTTGTTGAGTTTCAATACCACCTTTAGTGTTTTCATCGAAATAATCACCAGGTATAAATGAAACAGGCCAATAAGCACCTGATAATCTTGTTGCAAAATCAAACGCTGCGGTCACAGGTGACTCAGGAACTGTAATTCTCCAATTACGGTAAATTAAAGGTTCCTTACCTGAAGCTAATAAACTCGCTTCAAATGGGTCAGATAATGATTGTAAATTAACCGCACCAACAGTATTTTGATAAATTTCAAAATTAACTCTTTCTTGAAATAAGAAGTTTAATTGTTTCGCCCCAATTTTTGCTAAGTAAGAGTCGTTAGATAACTTACCGTCACTACCCGTTGGGTCAGTTGATATTAATATTTCATATGGTGAATATAATGATGCTATGTAGGTCGCAGGTGTTACCGTGTTATCTAAAACATACGGTAAAAATAATTTATTATTATTTTGGATATCCCCAACACTAACAACATATTGATAATTCCCTGTAAGTGGAATAAATTTGTTTTGTATTAATGGGGATGTTGGTAAAATATTTAAATATAAACCACCACTAGTTAATACGGGACTTTGAAGTGGTGCGTAAGGTCCTTGATTTGGATTAACAGGTAACAATGGACCATTAAAACTAATAGACTTATCAAAACCTCCATCAGGTCCAAATTGATTTAATGGATATAAATTATCAGCGAATGGGTCATTTGCAATTAAACCATTAGGAGAATCAACCACAGGTGATTGATTCAAAATAATTTCATAATTTAGTGGACCTGCAGGTGGTGTATACACACCTGTCACACTGTATGTGGCTAAATTTTTAGCCATTAACGCATCTCTAAATGATGAAGATGAAGCAAATGATAGTGTACTATTCGGCATTACTTATTTCTTTTATATTATAAATAGAATGTTTTTTATTTTCTTCCCATATATCCTTTAGCCCCGTCATTAGTTTTAGCCGCGTGTATCGTATTTATAACCGCTTCACGAATTTTAGGGTCTTTTAACATAATCTCTAATTGTTTAACATCCACACCTGGAGGTGCATTAACATCTAATTTAAGAGTCATTTCACCACTAAAGTTATTAGTCTTACTTTCAACATTTAATATTTTCTCTAATTGTTGTTCACTAATACCTGAACCAACAGAAATATCTTTTAAAATATTAGTTGAGGTCGCAGGATTTATTTTAGCTAATGTTGGTTCGGAAATTTGTTTTAAGGTTTCAGTTTTTTTATTATCAACTAAATCTAAATCAACTTTTTCTACTTTACCCGCGTATTCAACAAATTTATCTAAAATGGTAACAACTGCCTTAGCATACTCATTTTTACCACCCATAATTTTATCAGTCTCTTCACTACCATATTTTTTAACATCATCATAAACTTTATTAAGACCTTCCGCTGTTTTTTTAGCTGCATCATTAAATGCGTTCGCAACATCTGTCATAGAACCTTTACCTGTTGCTAAATTCGCCAAAGCGGTACTTATACCACCAATGTTCTCATCAAAACCTTTTCTAATATCCGAAATATTTAACGCCTTATCAAAACTATTCGCAACACCCTTTACTAATTGATTTTGAGCATCTAAAAATTTCTCAGTAGTATTACTTGACGCTATAGCTTTACCTGTTTTACCTCTTAATGCGTTTAATGCGTTTGTTTGTTCCTCAGCGTAAGTATTAGCCTCTCTTAATAAGTCTTCGGTAGTTTTTGGAGTATTGGCCTCCATTATTTCTTTTAATTTCTCCTTATCGTTACCCGCCTCTTTAAGAACTTTATTTATATCTTCTAAATCCCCACTCTTAGTTCGAATCTTTATTTCACCATCTTTCATTTGTGAAACATTCGTTAACAATTGTTTTTGTTCTTCAGATATATTCATATCACTTGGGAATTGAATCTTCTGCATTTTAATCTCAGCTTCTTTCGCGGCTTTAGACATTTTAGCCAACTCCCCTGTTGAAATACCCATTTCCTGAGCCAATTGTTTCATTTTTCGAATACTACCCGGAGCGATTCTTACATTACCTTTCTCATCTAACTCAGTCAAAGATTTACCCATTTCACCAAGTGACTTAGCAAATTGGTCCGGGTCATTCATTGACATATTCATCAACTTCATTGGGTCTAACAATTCACTTTGGGTTACACCTAATCTTTGGAATGCGGACGCCATTTTAATAGCACCTTCAGGGTCAAATGCCTTGTCGACAACACCCATAATTGTACCCATATCAACACGTAAAGTCGCTGTGGTCGCCGCCATTTTAGCTAAACCTTCAACACCCCCTTGGAAATTATGCTCATCAAGTTTATCCATATTTGATAAAACTTGTTCGGTAACTTTTTGTAAGCTCACACCCATCTCACGAGCAGTGTTAAATACACCATTCATTTCTTCACCAATGTTATAAACACTATAACCCGCGTCAACAAACGCTTTAGTTAATGAACTTGTACTCTGACCCGCAACTTTAGCAGCTGCGAATAAATCATCTTGGTAATCACTCGCTAATAATATGTTTCTACCTGTAGCGTCAATAAGACCTTTGTGCATTTCTTCAATGTCTTCAGCCTTACCACCTAATTTAGCAACCTCAGAATACGCCTCAGTCATCGCTCGTTTAATCGCGATTGCCGATTCACGACCGACACCCATTTGTTGAGCTATTCTTGAGTAAGATTCTTCAGCCGCAGTAACTTCTTTCATAATACCAGCAATTGTAGTATTACTATCTAAAATTTCTTTTACGCTTTTGGTGGCTCCCGCCATACCTTCACTAATACCACCTACTGATTCTTCATCATCTCCCATAATTAATATGTTTTATAAATAAATACACCAAAGACGTAATTTAAGTCTTTGGTGTATTATCTTCAATTATTCTATCTATGATATATTTTCGTATGTAAGTAGGAATTTTCAGGAATTCAGAATATTGTGTCCTTAATATTTTTGACATTAAATAATATTCTTCTATTAAATGTTTTCCATAATCAGAAGAAAGGGCGAAAAAAGTCCACCCCAAAGGATACATTAAATGTAACCAATTCTCCTGACGGGGCGTATACTTGTCTTTTTAAATCCAATTGAGGAACATTTTCTCTTAATATTTTTCTAATATGTTTTGAATCCATAATAGGTAATGTTGTAACAAATTGAGATATGTTTCCAAGGTCAGAGTTTCCTTCAATAGAAACAATCTCTTTCATTAAACGATGTGTAATAATTGGTGCGGTAACCCCTTTTGGATATTTTTCAGAAAGTTTATCCAACTCAACCGATTCATAAAAAGTTATCGGTCTTAATTTAACCTCAACATTTGATTTTGGTAAGACAGTACTAAATGTTCCATTTTCATCTGGTTTTAATTCACATTCTTTTAAAGACAAAGTATCAATAATCTCAGTATGTTCAAACAATTTATTTGTTTTAGGGTCAACCAAATTAAGTTTATATTCAGGTCCGAAAGATGAATTTCGTAAAAATATTAAAACAGATTCAACGTCACTTTCAATAAGTTCTTCAGGTCTTAAATCGTGTTCATATATTTTATTTCTTAATAATGAAATAACAATATTTTCTTTATTATCATTACTCATTAAATAATTCTCATCAGTTGCGGTTAAATAACCAACTTTTAGTGATGATTTTTTTGACTTATAAAAAATACCTTGAGTTGGTAATTTAATAACGTCGTGCGGTAAACTTAAATTTTCGGTGGCCGCTCTTAAAGTATTTTCATCCATTTCCATATTATGTCTTTTTTTTTAAAATATAATTTACTATTTTTTTATATAAAGTATATAACAAAAAAATCCACGCAAACCAAGTTACGTGGATTGAAATTATATTTGAATAATTTAATTAGTATACTAAAATACAACGGTCAGGTCTCAATGTCGCATTAATCTCAGCGATACCATCAGTACTATAACCTAACGAACCAAAGTCAACACTTGATAACCAAGCACCTTCTAAAATCCATTTTTCAACAACAACCCCTGTTGGGTCCAAAAGTTCTAAGTCGATATTTTTCTTATAACCCGCAGCATAACCCATACGTCCTGTTACTGATTCCGCACATAAACGAACCCATTCCATTAACGCTTGTGATGCCGAAGGTCCGATTGGGTCTCTAAATTTAACACTTATCTCACCCCAGTTAAAACGACCCGCAACCCAAGTTGAAGTATTTAAGAATTGAATCTCAGTCGCCCCAACTGTTAATTTAGGTCTAGCCGTACTTTCCACAAACCATTCGTTAATCCCTAATGTTGAAGGGAAACGTAAAATAAACCTGTTTTGTCTTTTAGGTTCATATGGTATCGGCATTTTCATTAATAAATCAGCCATCTTATTTTATTTTTAATTTTTATGTTTATTTTTGTATATAAATAGTCTTTGAAAAATTTTTCTATTGACTTTTATTTTTTTTATTTTTATAATTCTAGTAATCTAGTTATAAATATTCTAGTTAATTATTTTTAATATATTAATTTATTATAAATAGCTTAATATTTTATTAATCATATAATTTTCTAGTAAAGACTCGGAGTCTGCCTCATTATTAAGTCTAGTTATAACTATCTTTTTCATTCCACCTTCAGAAGTGTCTTTTACGACAAAATGTATTTCAGGGTAAACTCTTGAAAGTTCATCTTCTATATGTTGAACCATACTTCTAACATTACTTATGTCGTCATCTGAAAATCCTAATGAAACAGAACCATATTTACCACTATCAATCAATCTTCCTACCTTATAATATACTTGGTCTAAAAAGTCTGATAATGCTAATTTCTTATTATGTTCCGGACTAGACGCTCCTTTACTTGAATCCAATTTAAACCTCTGACCGAATTCTTTTGACGATACAGGATAGTAATCACCTTTTTCATCTAAATACACGTCAATCAATTGAGAATCGTCCAAATCACCTGTTTTATAGTAACCTCCAATTTCTTCGAAGTCTAAAACGTCTTTGATGTTACTAATCATTTCTTGTTTTTCTTCCGGTGTTAATGCTATGTTAATAAACAACTTCACACCTTTTTTAATTACTTTTGGACTATGACCTCTTGCTGTAATAATTGAAAACGGGTTAGCATAAATTAACGTTTCTTTGAATTTCTCAAAACTTGGGGAAAATTTGTTCTTTTTAACCGCTTTAATAGTATCACTTAAAAATGTTTCAGGATGTGTGAAATCTCTAAACGGGTCTTCATCAAATCCTACAATATTATGACCTTCATAATCAAAATCTTCTTTACCAATTAAATGTCTATATTCCGCAAAATGGTCGGTTGGCATTCCAACAGGGTTACCTTCATCATCTTTAAGATAAATTTTAGTTGGCATTCCTAAAATATTATCATCCCAATCTAAAGCGTATAATCTTAAATTTCTTTCTTCGGCAACCTCTTTTAATATTTTTTTAATTAAATTTCTATTACTCATACCTATAAATATTATGATATAAAAAAAAGGGAGAACTAGTCTCCCTTTTTAATTTAGAGTTGTTTTTTATATGTTTTCAAACGATGCTCCTGTTGGTGTGATGTAGAATGTGATATCAATGAACTCTAATGATTTAGTAGGTTTGATGAAAATCTTACCTGTCATTTGATTTCTATCTAAATCAGCCGTATCTGACGATACTGTAACTCGGAAATCGTATAAACCTCTGTCTCTTCTGATTGAATCTAAGATAGGGTTAACCGCATTTAAGAAATCTTGTCTTACTTTTTGGTCGTTTTGTTCGAACAACAATCTCACTGAAACCGCTGAAATCAACTTACGAGCTTGTAATAACAATCTTCTTACGTTTATTCTGTCT